AAGCGAGGCCGCTGTGACTACAGCTCCCGAAATCGCAACACCCGAAGCCGAGGAAGCTGCACCTACAGTAGAAGCAGCTCGCCCAATTATCCGTCCATCAGTACTTAACAGCCAGACCGTGCGTACTCCTATTATCAACATGGGTTCATACACTGAACACAAAATCAAGGCAGCACTAGGTAATGACGATTCACGTCTTTACGTAACCGCAGCTGATGACAGTTTCAGCACGAATCCAGGTTTTAATCCGACTCAGTACCTTTCAGAATTTCCAACTAACACACGCTTTGGCACTCCATCTATTGATGCATGCTCACGTGGCGTATTGCCAGCAAACGGTATGACAATCAACGTGCCATCACTCGTTACATCTGCAGGCGGCCAATCAGGTGTTGCACCTGTTGTAACTGTTGAGGCAGAAGCAGGCGCTGTACAAAACACAGGTATGGTTACTGAATATCTTACAGGTACAGTTTCAAAGTATTCAGGTATGAACACAATCAGCATCGAGCTTTTAGAGCGCGGATATGGTGATGGCAATTTCTTTAGTGAATTGACAGCACAACTTCAAAACGCGTACCTAAAAACCTTAGATACCACTGTTAATGCGGCCTTGGTTACTGCGGGTACTGTTGCAACAACTGCACAAGCTGCAACATCAGCAGGAATTATTGGTTATACATCAGAGGCTGCACGTCTTGTTTATGAGGCAACTGGCTACTATGCAAATAACTACATCGCTAATGGCGCACAATGGCAACTTCTACTCGGGGCTTCCGATACTACGGGGAGACCAATTTATTCGGCCAGCATGCCAATGAACGCAGGCGGGCTCACACAACCTGGCTCAATTCGCGGTAACGTGCTTGGCCTTGATCTCTATGTTGATAAGAATTTTGCAGCTACAACTGTTGTAGATGACAGCGCAATTATTCTTGCACCTGAGGCATTTACTGTGTACCAAAGCCCACAGGCTTACATGTCTGTAAATGTTGTATCTAACTTGCAGGTTCAGGTTGCGATCTATGGCTACATGGCAACTATTGCCAAGATGCCTAAGGGAATCATCCGTTACAACTTCACCTAAGCAATAACCCTAATAGTGGGTAGGGCCTTAGCCCTTGGCCCTACCTACCTAGAGTAAGGAGTACCGAAATGCCAGCAACGTATGTAACTATGGCCGAGTTACGATCTAACCTAGGCATCGGTACGCTCTACTCGGATTCAACTGTTGAGGAGTGTTGTCAGACTGCCGAGGACTTACTCAATAGCTATCTTTGGTTTGATTCCGTACCTGTAGTTGGGACAGCGTTAGTATCTAACGTAGCTACAGTAATGTTGGCCAGCCCTGGGATATTTACTACAGGGGAATCGGTAACGATCTCAGGGGCTGGTTCAACTTTCAATGGCGCATTTACAATTACTGCAACACTGCCATGGAGTACAGGTACTGCAAACATATTGCCTGCTTTCAATATGCAGCTCAATTACTGGCAGTATCCACAGGGCTATAGCTTTATTCAATATGCCAAGGTCGCTGATAATCAAAATTTCCGTCGTGTATTGCCTTATGGCCGTGGCGTAGGTACTGACACAAAGACTGCCTCATATGCGACAACAGGGGCTGTGCGCGAGGCTGCTATGTGTCTAGCTGTAGATATTTGGCAGGCACGCCAGGTAAGCCAGACAGGCGGCGTATCTGTAGATGGCTTTAGTCCTAGCCCGTACCGTATGGGTAACTCAATGATTAGCAAGGTGCGCGGCCTTATAGCCCCGTATCTCAACCCGTCGGCCATGGTGGGGTAATGACGGCGGCCCTGACCACGCTACGCGGCACTATCGCAACGGCGCTTACTAATGCAGGTGTGTGGAGTGTGTTCAGCTTTCCACCTGAGACAATTTTAGCCAACTCGGTAGTAGTCGCTCCCAGTGATCCATACATTGAGCCAAGTAATAACTCACAGAATCTAAACCCTAAAGCCAATTTTAATATCATTATGACCGTGCCTATGTTTGATTCACAGGGGAACCTTGCAGGCATTGAGGACACAATCGTTGCAGTATTCCAAAAATTATTAGTATCAGGCCTGACCTATAACATCAGTGCAATAACCGCGCCGTCGGTCTTAGACGTTGCTAGCGGATCATTGCTCACTGCATCTTTCCAACTATCCGTACTAACAACTTGGAGCTAAACATGCCGTACCCAACCGAAGCCGATCTAGAGGTTCTAAAGAAATTAGGACTTGCAGCACCTGACGTTACACCCACTAAAAAGAAAGATGAGGAATAAGTAAATGGCAATCTATTTAGATAATAATGTTGGCCTGAAAATTGCCACGGTTGATTTAAGTGAGTACATCACTTCAATCACACTTACACAAACTTTCGATGAGGTCGAGACAACAGTAATGGGCGCAACTGCTCACCAATTTAGCAAGGGCCTAGAGTCCAGCACACTGGCTGTTGATTTCCTCAATGACTGGGCCGCGGCCAAGGTTCAAGCAACATTACAAGCAGCGTATGGCACAAGCGTTACTGCATTGATAGTGCCAGTACGCGCAGCCTCAGCTACGGTTATTAGTGCAACTAACCCGTTGTACACAGTTTCAATCCTGATTAATAACCTCACACCTGTTGGTTCAGGTGGACCTGCAGATTATGCCTCATCCAGCATGACCTTTACCTGTACCTCAACTGTTGCATACGCAACTACTGGCTCATTTAACTAGGAGCTAAGAAATGGCGCGGCTAAAGATCGTAAGGGCAAGCGGCGAGGTAATTGTTTCGATAACTCCAGTAGTGGAGTATGCGTTCGAAAAGTATGCAGGTCAAGGCATACAAAAGCAGATACGCGAGCATGAACGTCAGAGCGATATTTACTGGCTGGCACACAACGCGCTAATGCGTACTGAGGTGATACCGCCATTTGGCGATGATTTCCTTGCAACGCTTATAGCTGTTGAGGTGTTAGATGATGCAGACCCAAAAGCATAGATCGGGGCAGCTTTACTTACCTGGTTGCCCAGTTAGCCGTTGAGCTAAAGATTAGCCCCGATCAGGTGCTAGCGATGGATGAACGTATGTTCAAGGCAGTACTACAAGTGTTAGGCGATAGAGCGAAAGAGGTGCGAAATGCCAGCAAGCGTAAAGGGCGGCATTGAGTTACGTAAAGCGCTCAAAAAATTTACACCTGATCTAGCTAAAGAGACTCAAAAACAATTAGGGCTATTGCTTAGACCTGTCACACAAAAGGCACGCGGCTATATTCCATCTACAGCGCCGCTATCTAACTGGGGTAAGCCGTCGGTGACTGGCAGATTTCCGCAGTGGAGTAGCAGCGATGCTAAACGCGGTATTGGATACAAGACCACACCTAGTAAGCCTAACCGCCAAGGCTGGCGATCCCTGGCACGTGTTGTAAATGCAAGTGCGGCAGGAACAATTTATGAGACTGCAGGCCGTGTAAATCCTAATGGCCGTGCGCAAAATGAAATGGTGCGCGTAGTAGCTCCTACTAATGCAAACTTTGGCAAAATGATTAGAGGCAGTGATAAAACAAAGTCACGCAGTAATAACCCAGGTGCAGGCAATATGTTTATTGAAGCCATCAATCAATACGGCGATATTGTAGATGCTCGCACTTTAGGCAACAAAGGCAGGCCAAGCCGTAAATTCAAAGGCCGTGCCATATTCCGTGCATGGAAAGAGGACGGCGGAAAGACTAACGCCGCGGTACTTAAATCTATACAAGATGCACGAGATAAATTCTATAAGGCTGTGGGGTATAACTAATGGCTGCTGATGCTGCAATTAAGATTGATATAGCCACCGAATTTACAGGCAAAAAAGCATTTGCTAAAGCAGAAAGCGCTACGACAACACTTACTAAAAGTGTAAGAAACCTTGCAGGCGCGTTTGGCTTAGCATTTGGAGCGCGAACCCTAGCGCGTTATTCACAGCAGGCCGTAAAGGCATTTGCAGCCGATGATAAGGCAGCACGAGTATTAGCAGGGACTCTAAAGAATCTAGGCCTAAGTTATGCAGCTACTGATGTTGCTAGCTTTATTGATAGCCTTGAAAAGCAATTTGGCGTAGTAGATGATCTACTAAGGCCTGCCTATCAAAGGCTATTGACTCAAACATCTGATTACAAACTAGCGCAGGATTTACTACGTACTAGCTTAGATTTAAGTGCGCAAAGCGGTAAAGATGTACTTACCGTTTCTGCCGATCTTGGGAAAGCATTTGCTGGCAATACCCGTGGCTTGATAAAATACGGTTTAGGATTTACCAAAGCAGAATTAGCGGCTGCTAGCTTTGATGATGTACTGGCTAGAATTGCACAAGTAAGTAGCGGCCAAGCGGCTTTAGCTGCCGATACCATCTCAGGTAAGTTAGCTAAAATAGATGCAGCGGCTCAGCGAGCTAGTGAAACCATAGGCGGTGCGCTCGTTGATAGTTTCGCACAACTAGCAGGTAATGGCGATATAGATAAAGCGATTGCTAAATTTGATGACTTCATAAAAAACGCTACTAACATATTCAAGTTATCTACTGGGGCGTTGACTTTAGGTGAATTGACTAAGGGTAAGGAATTTGGCTTTGACCTTAGAAAAGGCCTTACCCTCACTGATATAAAGACTTCAAGCAATAGATCAGCTAGCCCTGCAGGTCGAGGCTTGGCTGCTATTGCTGATAAAAAAGCAAGAGATGCCATCAATAAAAACACTACAGCTTTCAAGGCTAATACAGCATCAGTAAAGGCCAAGACTGAGCTAGATAAACTATCGGCTAAATTTGACCTTGAACGTATAGGACTTTATGCAGCTCTAGCTACAGCTACAAGTGAGGAAGAAAAGGCTCGAATCAGGGCCAAGATAGCGATAGTGGAGCAAAACGAAGCAGCGGCTAAATCTCTAAATGCTCTAAATGACTCAGTTTATTTGGCTGCATCAGAGCTGTATAAGTTTGCTTACGGCACTCAGGCTTTACTCAAAGGTTACAACTTTCCACTGCCTACAACTGTCAGCCCTGGTGAGCCTGGCTTTATAGGTCCAACACTAGGCATGGGTCCAACCAACCTGCCTACAACTATTGCAGGTGGCAGTGCTGAGGTATTCAATGCTATTAGCGGTACATATCAACCTCAGGGTATGGCTAATCAATTTGTAGCCAATGTGACTGTAAGCGCTGGCACGATTACTAATGAGCAGGGCGTGGTAGATGTAGTGCAGCAAGCCCTACAAGAAATCAACGCTAGAGGCTGGTCACAATTCAAGACTGGCGGTCTGGTCGCATTATGACAATTCCAGTAATCAACGCGATTATCAACTTTAGTACAGGGCCTGCATTTGCACAGGCCATGATTATTGACCAAGGCATATTAGGCACTAACGTATTTGCAGATACAGCCGCCGTTATCGTGGACGTATCTAACCAAGTGGACACTATCTCAACTAGTCGAGGCCGTAACGCAGCTAGCGATGTATTCCAGACTGGCACGATGAGCCTACGTATCGTTGATGAAAATGGAGATTTCAACCCACAGAATACGGCAGGGCCTTATTACAACCTGCTTAGCCCGATGCGTAAGGTGCAGATAACAGCTACCTATGACGGCGTTACCTATCCAATTTTTAGCGGCTTCATTACTGGCTATAACACGGTGACACCACGTAATGCAGGTGAATTGGCTTATACAACTATTACGGCAGTAGATGCCTTACGCCTTGCACAAAATGCACAGATTTCTACGGTGACAGGTGCAACGGCAGGTGACCTAAGTGGCACACGCATCAATGAAATTTTAGATCAGATAGCTTGGCCAGCAACTATGCGCGATGTAGATGCAGGCCTTACAACTATGCAGGCAGACCCTGGCACTGCTCGTACGGCGCTAGCAGCGATGCAGACCGTAACTACGAGTGAGTACGGGGCGCTCTATGTCAATGCCTCAGGCTCGTTTGTATTTCAAGATCGTACGGTAACTGTTAGCTCAGTGGCCAATACGCCTACAGTATTCAATGATGATGGCACAGATATTGCCTATAGCAACGCTGTATGGAAGCTAGATGATACGCTGATATTCAACTCAGCCAGCATTACAGCTACAGGCCTTGCCACACAGACTGCTACCAATGCTACAAGTATTGCCAAGTACTTTATCCACAGCTATAACCAACAAAATCTGCTCATGCAGACTACAGCCGTGGCCCTAGATTATGCCCTTGCCTACGTGGCCAGCCGCCAAGAGACAACCATACGTTGCGATCTACTAGAGCTAGACCTTTACACAGATAACTATGACCTAGGCATAAAGGCAGCCCTGGGCTTAGATTTCTTTGACAACGTAACTGTTACAACTAACCAGCCAGGGGTATCAACCATTACTAAGACATTACAAGTATTTGGCGTGTCCATGTATATAAGACCTAATAACTGGAAGGTTTCATTTACTACACTAGAGCCCATCATTGACGGCTTTATTATCGGATCAACGTTATACGGCGTACTCGGTACGAACGTGTTTAGTTACTAAGGAGATAAAATGCCAACATGGCCAGCAGTTACGGGTGACGTAGTTACCTCAACATTATGGAATGGGCTACCTGCCTTTACCTTGAACACAACAGCCACTACTGACTACACGGCAGTACTTGCCGATAGTTACCAAGTCTTGCAACAAATGAACAAGGCAACAGCTATAGCCTTTAAGATTCCTACTAACGCATCCGTGGCTATTCCTGTCGGATCAGTTATTACTGTGCTAAACATTGGCGCTGGTACTTGCACAATTTCAGCGGTAACTAGCGGTACTACTACCGTACTTAGCGCTGGCGCAGTTGCAGCAGCTCCTACCCTTGGCCAGTACAAGAGTGCCGCCTGCATCAAGGTAGCAACTGATACATGGTATGTAGTCGGGGCTATTGCATAATGCTCAATATCGTTAGCAGTATTTTAGCGCCTCAGGTTCCCACGCCTGTAAATGACTATGAGTCTATTGCTACAACTACGCTAGGTACCACTGCATCAAGCGTTACTTTTAGTTCTATTGCTGCTACTTATACACATTTACAAATACGCTGCATGGCTTTGCTATCAGCCTCAGATAATGACTACAGGTTACAATTTAATGGAGATACTGCCGCCAATTATTCACGGCACTTCTTATATGGAGATGGAACAACTGTTGCTTCATCAGGAACGGCAAATGAGACAAAGATATTAGTGGGATATAACGCCGCTACATATACAAATGCAACAGCATCTATTATAGATATTTTAGATTATGCTAATACTAATAAATATAAAACAGTTCGTTCCCTTGCTGGTGCAGATAAAAATGGTGGTGGATATATGTTTCTTATGTCTGGTAACTGGCGCAATACTGCTGCGGTAACTTCTATAACACTTGCACCTGCTGCTGGTACTTTCAATCAATACTCATCATTTGCACTCTACGGGATAAAGGGATAGCCATGGCAGCAGGATCAACTTATACACCAATAGCGACAACAACATTAGGCAGCGCTACTGCATCCGTAACTTTTAGCAGTCTTGGCTCATATACTGATTTAGTCCTAGTTATGGCGGTTCAACCGACTAACAACGGCGAAAATATAAATTTGCAATTCAATACTGATACGGGTGCTAATTACTCAGATACTCAACTTACAGGCACTGGCACAACTGCTACATCATCAAGACGCAGCGCAACTACTTATTTACGCACTACAGACAATTTGCCTAACACCACTTCATTTAGCACTGTAATTGTAAATATAATGAATTACTCAAATAGCACCACTTACAAAACCGTATTATCTCGCGGTGGTAATGCTGCTACTTGGGTAACAACTAACGTAGGTTTATGGCGTAATACTGCTGCAATCACATCTGTCAAAGTCTTTGCTAGTGATGCATCTAGCAACATGAATAGTGGCTCAACCTTTACACTCTATGGAATCGCGGCTGCATAATGCCAAATACATATACCAAAATAGCAAGCGTAACAGTT